GCTGATCAAGAGATCCTTCACGCATGGGGTCATCTTGAGTTGCTGATCGGTAAACCATCTACCAAAGAATGCTTACATCTTGCCATTCTCGGCGAGACCCATGAGTTTACAGAAATGTATCCACGCATGGAAGAAGAAGCTGAATTGGAAAAGAACGACGAAGCTATGTTAGAAGCTCGCTACCAAGCAGCTGAATCTAAAGAACATGCTGAGCAGTTCAAAAAAGTGTTGGCATTGGCTGAAAAGCGATTCGCTGCCCTTGCTAAAGTTGAAAAGCGTCACGCTGAAGCATACCAAAAAGTCAAGGAGAGCCTATAATGTCTGAACGAATTTATGTTTGTATCGTTTGCGGTCACCAATTATCAGAAGCTGATTGGTTGAGTCTTCCAGATGAAGTCAACTGCCCAGAATGTGGTGTTAGTAAAGACGATTACGTCTTGATGGAATAAAAATAATTTGCCTGAAACTTAGTTTTCAGGCATAATCTATTATACATAGTAATATATTTTAGGAGAAATAATGAAACTATCAAAAGAAACCCTTGCCCTGTTTAAGAACTTTGCAGGCATCAATGGAAACCTTCTGTTGAAGCAAGGTAATAAACTGGCAACAATCTCTGCCCAAAAGAACGTGATGGCAGACGCTGTTGTTTCTGAGACATTCCCAGACTTTGGTATCTACGATCTGAACGAATTCCTTGGTGCCATGTCATTGTTCGAAGATCCTGAACTGGACTTTGATACAAAGTATGTTACTATCAAGCAAGGTAACATGAGCATCAAATACTTTGCAGCTGATGCAACTGTCTTGACTGCTCCGCAAAAGTCTATCACATTCCCGAATGCTGACATCGAGTTTACAATGACTGCTGCTATGTTGAACATGATTCACAAGACTGCTTCAGTTCTTCGTGCCTCCGACGTTTCTATTGTTGGCGATGGCACTACTATCACTGCTGTGGTTGGTGATAAAAAGAATGCAACTGGTAACTCTTTCAGTGAGCCAGTTGGATCCACAGACAAGTCTTTCAAAGTCAACTTGAAAGTTGAAAATCTTAAGATGCTTCCAGGCGAATATACTGTTAGTATTTCCAGCAAGAAAATCTCTCGCTTCAAGTCTGCTGGCGATCTAGTGTATTACGTTGCTGTTGAATCTGATTCTACATTCGACTTTTAATATATGAAGAAATTTGTAATCGTAGGTGGTGGGACTGCAGGTCTGATTTCTGCCTTGATTATACGTAAAGCATATCCACTCTACCCCATAACCATTATCGAATCTGCAGATATTGGTATTATTGGGGTTGGAGAGGGATCGACTGAGCATTGGTCTCAGTTTTGTGATTATGTAGGTCTCGACAATCGAGAATTAGTTCGCGAGACTGATGGTGCCTTGAAGAAAGGCATCAAGTTTGAGAATTGGAATGGAGATGATAAAAGCTATTTTCATGCGATTGGTCAACCTTTTTGGCAAACCCAAGAAGACCACTTATTAGAAAAGACTTGTATACACAAAGGTATTCAACTTGTTGATGTTACCGTTGGTACAGATATGGTTAGAATGGTTGGTGGAATCAACACAACATACCAATACCATTTTAATACATTTAAGTTAAATGAATACTTACATAAGAAATGCACAGAGCGTGATATTGACATCGTCAAGACAACTTTAACAGATGTAAATATCTTAGATAATGGTGATATTGGTTCTGTAGTTTCTGAATCTGGTGAAGTATTCGATGCTGATTTCTTTATTGATAGCACTGGATTTAAGAAATTTTTAGCTTCTAAACTCGGAGCTAAATGGATTTCTTATAAGAAATATCTTCCAATGAATCATGCATTGGCATTCCCAACTGATGATGTTTCTCAGTTGTCTCCATATACATTATCTAGAGCATTGTCTTCTGGATGGAATTGGAGAATTTCCACACGTGGACGTTATGGTAATGGATATGTATTCTGTGATGATTTTATAAATTCATCTCAAGCCCATGATGAGGTGCAATCTGTATACACCGAACAAGTTAATATTGCCAAAGATATTAAATTTGAAGCTGGTAGAGTAGATAGATTTTGGATTAATAATTGTCTTTCTATTGGATTGTCTGCATCATTCGTTGAGCCGTTAGAAGCATCCAGTATTGGTAATTCTATTTTACAAGCTATGGGGTTTGTTCAGTCTTTTGAGTATTGGGTAGTCAACCGAAAGGCTTCTGACCATTACAATAAAGAGTTTATTTCTTCATTTGATAATATTGTTGACTTTGTTCAACTACACTATATGACAAAACGATCAGATAGTGATTTTTGGAAGACAGTGAAAAACGAAATAACCAAGACAGATTTTATTAGAGAAAACTTAGAAACATTCAAGAGTGCAATGCCAACTAGAATGTACTTTTCTGGTAACTGGACTATGTTTAGTGAAACAAACTGGATACAAGTTATGGATGGTCTTGGTTTATTTGATGTGAATACTATTAGTAGTAATTTTATGCAGTCACATGGAGAAAAAGTTGTCTCCAATCAGATGTCGATGTATAATAATTACTTGAGTGAGCTTTCTAAATTAGCATTGATTGAACACAAGACTTTGCTAGAGCAGAATAGATATGTTTTGAAATTTGAATAATGGAGTTTTATAATGATTGATAGCCGTGAAGAACAATTTCTGTGGGTTGAAAAGTATCGCCCACAGAAAATTGATGATTGTGTTCTACCAGAGTCTCTGAAAAAGACATTCAGGGAATATATTGCTCAAGGTGAACTGCCACACTTTTTGTTTTCTGGAACAGCTGGTGTTGGTAAGACAACTGTGGCTAAAGCCTTGTGTAATGAAATTGGTGCAGAGTATCTGATGATCAACGGTTCTGATGAGGGTCGTAAGATTGATACTCTTAGAACTACAATCACGGCATTTGCTTCGACTGTTTCATTGACTGATGCCAAGAAGGTTGTTATTATTGACGAAGCTGATTACATGACATCAGATTCTGTCCAACCAGCACTGCGTTCTTTCATGGAAGAATTCTCTGCTAACTGTCGCTTTATCTTTACATGTAACTTCAAGAATAAAATCATTGAGCCACTACGTTCACGTTGTGCCAACGTAGATTTTAAGATTGAGAACAAAGACAAGCAAGAGATTGCTGCTACTTTCTTTAAGCGCGCAACTAAAATCTTGAAGCAAGAAGGTATTGAGTTTGATCCAAAGTCTGTTGCTGAGCTAACTACCAAACACTTTCCTGACTATCGCCGAATCCTGAATGAACTACAGAAATACTCTGTGGCGGGTAAGATTGATTCTGGTATTCTTATCAATATGTCAGAAGAGTCTTACAAGACTCTGATTGGATTCTTGAAAGAAAAGAACTTTACTGAAGTTCGTTCTTGGGTTGCCAAGAATTCAGATGCTGATATTACTGGTCTTTTCCGTCAGTTTTATGATACATCTACTACTTACATGGAACCGCCTAGCATTCCACAGATGGTTCTTATCTTGGCTGACTATCAATACAAGGCAGCGTTCGTGGCTGATCAAGAATTGAATATCATGGCTGCTCTTACTGAGATCATGGCTAACTGTAAATTTAAGTGAGATACATATATGGAACTCGTTATTGCTTTTGCTATCGCGTTTGTTTTGGGTTTTGTTTTTGGGTGGGTGCAACGTGAGCGTTATGCCAAGAAAATTGTATCATCTATGTTAGATGACCTTGAAACAGATATGGTAAATACCATCAAAGAAAACACCATTCCGATTAAAATCGAAAAACATGGCGAAGCCCTGTATGTATTTAATTCTGAAAACGATGAGTTTATGGGTCAAGGCATGACTCGTGACGAGTTAGAAAAAGAACTTGCAAAGAGATTCCCTAACAAGAAATTCAATGCAACATCAGAAAACTTAAAAGAAGTAGGATTTATTTAAATGGAAATTAGCACATATCAACAAGGAACAAGAATAGCAACAGTTGAGTCAATCATCACTGGTGACTACCAAGTAGTATTCACTGACACTGTTTCTGGTGAAGAATTGTACGAAACATATCACAGTCTAGACAAAGCTGAAGACGCAGCAGAGAATTGGGTACTTAACGAATGACACCTTTTGACTTTATTAATGCGATTTGTGATAACAAAAGAAATTTATTCGAAGACCCAACAGCTTCAAAGGACTACTTACCTTATATTGTAAACCGAGGATTATCATATTTTCCAGACACCGTCATGTATGCTAATGAGATGAACCGTCTCAGCTTCATCGATAAGGACTGGCAGTTTTTCTTTTTCCTAAATACTATACCTAAGCGCAAGCGATTTAGTAAGTGGGCTAAAAAAGATGCCAGCTCAGAATCCATGCTCTTAGTTAAAGAGTACTTTAAGTACTCTGACGAAAAGGCGAAAGAGGCACTAACTGTCCTTTCAGATGAACAACTTACTATGATAAAAGAAAAATTATATAAAGGTGGAAAATAATGACTATCGAGATGGTTTACTACGATTGGACTCCTGAGTCCATGCTTGAGGTGAGTCTGCCAGAACCAGACAACTTCCTAAAAGTCCGCGAAACTCTTACCAGAATTGGTATCGCTTCCAGAAAAGAGAATAAATTATATCAGTCTTGCCATATCTTACACAAGCAAGGCAGATACTTTATCGTACATTTCAAAGAACTATTTGCATTAGACGGTAAAGAATCGAACATTACCCAAGGTGATGTAGAGCGTAGAAATGCTATTGCTTCATTGCTTCAAGATTGGGATTTATTGAAGATCCTAGATACTAAGAAGTCTGAACAAAAAGCATCTTTGTCTCAAATTAAGGTCGTTTCTTACAAAGAAAAGGATCAATGGGAATTGGTAGCTAAATATAACATAGGAAAGAAAACAAAATGATTAAACTTGAATTGAATCCATCTGACGTAAATACTATTCTTCGCGTATTGGGCAAGCACCCATTTGATGAAGTTGTTGCTCTTATCTTGAAGATCAAGCAACAAGGTGATGCACAGATTGATCAGTTGCGTGCTGAACAAGCAGCTGCTGCACAAACAGAATAATTCTCAGGGATGGGAAGTGGCAGGGGATGCGCCCTACGCCATAAGTTAAAACGCATACTATTTTGTCCCACTACCTTGGGAACGTTGATGCTACGGTCAATGGCGTCCGAGAGATTTCACTGGCATTCGTTAATTGCCGCTGGATAAAGTAACCAGCACTACCACGCTTCGGGTGGTAATTTTTATAACCTCGCTTAATAGGAGAAAACATATGAGCAAATCATTCATTCCATCATTCTTTAGTCAAGACGTGTTCAAGGACTTTGACAAGTTCTTCGTCGGTTTCGATGAGCAATTCTCGAAAATGCAAAAACTGCACGACGACGTTACTAAGAATATCCCAAACTATCCTCCATACAACATCCGTAAGGTTGATGACACTCATTACGTCATTGAGATGGCAGTTGCTGGCTTTGGTCAGAACGAGATTGACATCGAGATTGACGGTGGTAAGCTAGTTGTTAAGGGTAATGTCAAAGCAGACGAATCTGAAGACTTTTTGTTCAAGGGTATCGCAGCACGTGCATTCACTCGCACATTTGCGCTAAATGATCAAGTTGAAGTCAAAGACGCTGAACTTTTCAATGGCATGCTTAAGATCGCTCTTGAGCGTCTTATTCCAGAAGCATCTAAGCCAAAGAAAGTGCCAGTAAAGGCTAAAGGCGACAAGTCTCTTTTACAAGAGTAATTAAAGGGGCTTATGCCCCTTTTTAATCATGGTACCAAGAAAATTATCGCTGTTAGATAAGACAAAGCTGGTTGTTCACTTGACCAGTTTACAAGGAGAAGACCGTCGACTTAGATTCGGTGGTGGAGTCTCCGACGATTACATCAAATCATATATTGAAAACTCTTTCAATACTGACTCAAAGTGGTTTGGTGTAGATCATATAGACGGGCATCTTGTGGCTGCTTGCCACGTTGCTATCGTTAATAACGAAGCTGAATTAGGATGTTCTGTTGATAAGGATTATAGAGGACAAGGATTGGCTCAACACATGTTTGATCGTGCAGTGACATGGTTGAGAACACGTGGTATTACTCATGTGTTTATGCATTGTCTAACTGAGAATCAAGCCATGCGTCACATTGCCAAGAAAAACTCTATGGTAGTTGTCAGTGAATATGGTGAGTCAGATGCAAGAGTTAATATTGAGCCAGCAACTCCATCCACAATAGCAAAAGATGTTTATATGGATCGAGTGGCGTTATACGATATGTACTTTAAAAACAATTTTAGAGTATTTGATTTTTACTGGAGACGCCATACCTAAATACTAGGTATGAGAGCAAAACTATCCCCCAATTTAATTTCCTTTGTTACTGTGCGAAGAGGTAACTGGGTTTTAAAAGTATCTGTTTATAAGAACAAACAGATATTAGTTATGGCTATGCATGGTTTTGATATGGAGAAAATACATCTTAGATTTTTCTTTGATCAACACCAAGCTGTCGATTTTATTGAGAATCTTGTTATAGAGGAATAATTATGAGCGTTAAAGTATTTAAATTGATCAACGGTGAAGAACTAATTTCTGAGATTTTTAATCATTATAGTGACTATATTGAATTAAAGAACCCAGCGAATATTGTAATTCAACAAACATCGAATGGACAAATGGGTGTTGGTATTGCCCCATATATGCCATACGCCAGTGGTAATGTTAAATTATATAAATCAGCTATCGCATCAGAGGCTGAACCTGATCAAAAGATGGTAAATGAATATAACCGTGTATTCGGTTCTGGTATTCAGATCGTCCCTGCTGGCGCGATGCCAAAAATGTAACACTTAGGTATTACTTTTTAGACCCTCCGATAGGAGGGTTTTTGCTTTATAAATCAACAACTTACAAGCCCCTCAAATCTGTGGGGTCATTGCAACTTTTTGTTGTCTTTTATGGTTACCTGCTGTATAATAACTCTATTGTGATTGAGAAAGGTACTAAGATGGAATTCGAAAACAAAGTTTTGGCAGTGGTTAAATCAGTTACCAATGTTCCAGCTACATTCACGAATGGTACGCTGTTCCTGAATACGCGTGATTCAAAGACTGCCGTCAAAGTTTTCAATGCAATCTATTCCGAAGTGACTGCAGGTATCATGATGGGTACCATGTGTTCTGAGACTTATTACGATTTTGTTTAATTTGAAAGAGGACTATATCATGCAAGCAACTATCTACAAAACCAAATCACAAGTTCGTGAAGAAACATCTGAAGCTGTCCAGCAATTCCTTGCTCGTGGTGGTCAGATTGAAGTGGTCAAAGCCAAAAAGTCTCGTCGTCGCACCACTCAGAAAATGAGTTCTAAAGCCTCTCGCAGTTTCCAAATTGGCACCAGTGGCTTTGCTGTTGGCTATCCTTCACGCTCGCTATGAAAGCCTTCCAAGAAGTCACCAGTGACTGGGTTGGAGATGTGACCAATCACATCTACTACCTGACTGACGACAAAAGCAAGATGGTGGCATTCTATAATGTCAACACAAAGAAGGTAACTAAGTTTAAGAAACCAATCGGCTTTGACACACGTTACCGTAAATTTAAGGAATTGAAATGAATCTGAATGTCTTTTTTGATGAACTTGCTGCCAACTCTTCTCGTAATTTTAAAATCGAGCAGCTGAATCTTAATAAAGACAATGCAGTTCTTCGTGAAGTGGTTCGTCTGGCTCTAGATCCATTCACGCAATTCTATCAACGTAAGATTCCAAAGTACACCCCCAACACCACAGCACATGCTGCATCGCTGCAGTCGATGTTGCCTTCGCTTGGTGACTTGTCTGGTCGTGTTGTTACTGGCAATGCAGCTATCGATCGTCTAACTGCTATTCTAGAAGTTGTGTCAGCCGATGATGCAAAGGTTATTGAGCGTATTATTCAAAAGGATTTAAAATGTGGGGTACAAGTATCAACCGCAAACGCAGTGTGGACTGGTTTGGTGCTAGAATATCCAGTAATGTTGTGCAGCCCGTTCGAGCAAAAGTTGGTGGACAAAGTAAAGTTCCCAGCTTACGTCCAACTCAAAATGGACGGGATGCGATTCAACGCCATCGTAAAGGATGGCAAGTGCGAATTCCGTAGTCGTAATGGTAAAGAGATTCAACTGCTTGGTAATTTAGAAAAAGAGTTTATCACCCTAGCTGATAATGAGAATGCTGTGTTTGACGGCGAATTGCTTGTGCGCGATAATGGCGTTATTCTTGATCGCCAAACTGGTAATGGTATTCTAAACAAAGCCAACAAAGGTACGATTAAAGCCGATGAAGCTAGTAAAGTCCAAGCTACCATCTGGGATGTGATTCCATATGAAGACTTTATTGTCGGTAAAGGCACTAGCAAGTACAAGGATCGTTTCGAAACTCTACAAGCTATTAAAATGCCTAAGAAAGTTTCTTTGGTCAAGAGTTGGGAAGTGGATAACTACGAAACTGCAAAAGCTCTGTTCGAAGAAATGCTGCAACGTGGTGAAGAAGGTATTATCCTCAAAGACATGAATGGTATCTGGGAAGACAAGCGTTCAAAAACTCAGATCAAATTCAAGGGTGAACTAGAGTGCGATCTAAAGATTGTTGGCATCGAAGAAGGCACTGGCAAGTATGCTGGTCTGCTTGGCGCTATCAAATGCGAGTCTTCTGATGGTGTGATTAAGGTTTCTGTTGGCTCTGGTTTTAACGATGACCAACGTAAACAAGGTGCAGAAATTATCGGTAAAATTGCTGCTATTAAGTATAACATGCGTATCAAAAACAAGGCTGGTGAAGAATCTCTTTTCTTGCCTATCGTTCTAGAGATTCGTGATGACAAAGAAGTGGCTGATGCCAGTGGAGATATTAAATGACAAATGAAGAATTCCAGAAACATCTAGAGGAAACTTATCCTAAGATGTTTGCTGGGCAATACGGTGGTGTTGCTGTTGGTGATGGATGGTTGCCTATTATTCAAGTGCTGTGTTCACATATTCAAACACACATTGATTGGCGCAATAAAACTAAAGAAGGTTCTGTCACACAAGTTGTTGTTGAACAGATTAAAGAAAAGTTTGGTGGGCTTCGTTTTTATTACCAAGGTGGAGACGATTACATCGATGGATTAGTTTCAATGGCAGAATCTTGGGCGGCACGAACATGCGAAACATGCGGACACCTTGGTTCGCGTCGTAGTGGTGGATGGATTAGAACTTTGTGTGATGAACACGAACAAGAATACCAAAACAGAAAGAATAGTTAATGTTTATCTTCGACGTAGAAACGCTGGGTGTCGAATCTAATGCTGTCGTTTTATCGGCAGCATTGATTCATTTTGACCCAGAGCAAAAACCAACTTATCAACAATTACTTGACGGAGCGTGTTTCGTTAAGCTAAAATCTAAGGATCAAGTACAGCGTTTGGGTAGAACTGTAACTCTATCAACTCTAGAGTGGTGGCAAAACCAACATGAGTATGTTAGAAAAGTTTCTTTGGACCCAAGTGCTTTTGATCTAACTGCAGAAGAAGCTATCACTGAACTGCATAACTATATGAACAAGTTCCCGAATGCCCACAAACAAACTATGTGGGCTCGCGGTTCATTGGATCAACTTGCCATTGATTCTCTTTCAACCAAATGTGGTATGCAAGAGATAACTGGTTATGCTCAGTGGCGAGATATTAGAACTGCAGTGGATATCATGTACGGTTCTACTAATGGTTATTGTAGCGTAGAGCATCCTGAATTCGCGCGACATAATGTTATCAAACATCACCCAGTACACGATTGTGCTTTGGATGTTATGATGTTGTTATATGGAAAGCAAGTATGATTGATTGTCTAATTGTTGGTGATAGTATTGCTGTTGGTATACATCAGCAACGCCCTGATTGTGTTCTAGTTGGCAAAGGTGGTATTAATACTTGGCAGTTTAATAAAAACTACGCCCACAAAATGCAACCAGCTGAGACAGTTATTATCAGTCTTGGATCGAATGATCACAGCGGTGTTCATACATTTAAAGAACTGCTAACTATTCGACAACGCGCAGAAGGCAAGCGTGTGTTCTGGATTTTACCAGCAGGCAATTTAAAAGCCAGCAATGTAGATATCAAGATCGTACAAGATTGGGTTCAAATTATTGCCAAGAATTTCGGTGACACTGTGTTACCAATTAACAGAATACAACCTGATGGAATTCATCCAAGCTGGGCAGGTTATAAAGATTTAGCAGAGAAAACTAACTAATGGAATTTTACACATCAGTATATGCCATCGGCGATAAGATTTTCGTTCGAGGCTATGATAAAGGTAGAGCATACAATCGTAAAGTAGACTTTTACCCAACACTCTACGTTACCTCCAAGAGTCAATCTAATTGGAAAACTCTTGAAGGTATCTACGTAGATGAAGTAAAGCCTGGATCGATCAGAGAAACGCGAGATTTTGTCAAGCGTTATGATGGCGTCCAAGGCTTTTCAGTGTTTGGTAATACCAACTACGCATATCAATATATCAGTGACACCTATGAAGGTGATGTCAATTGGGATATGGAATTGCTCAAGGTATTTACCATTGACATTGAAACCAAGACCGAGTCTGGATTCCCAGACATTCGCACAGCCAATGAAGAAGTGTTGTTGATTACTGTTAAAGATCTAATCTCTAAACGCATCATCACTTTTGGTATTGGCGCATTCGTTCACAATCGTGATGATGTAGTTTATATCAACTGTCGTGATGAGCAACACTTGCTCAAAGAGTTTATGATCTGGTGGCAACAAAACTATCCAGACATTATCACTGGTTGGAACACTGACTTCTTTGACGTGCCATATTTGGTTCGTCGTATTGCCCGTGAACTTGGCGACACCTTTGCCAATAAAATTAGCCCTTGGGGTATGGTGAATGAGCGTAAGACATTCATCAAAGGTAACGAAGAGATCCACTACGATATCACTGGTATTAGTCAGCTTGATTATCTTGAGTTGTATAAAAAGTATACATACTCCAAGCAAGAGTCTTATCGACTTGACTACATCGCTGAGCAAGAATTGGGCGACAAGAAGAAAGAAAACCCAGGAGATACATTCCGAGAGTTTTACACCAACCACTGGCAACAGTTTGTTGAGTATAACATCCACGACGTTGAATTGGTTGACCGCATGGAAGACAAGATGCGTCTAATCGAACTGCACTTGACTATGGCTTACAATGCCAAGATCAATCCAGAAGATGTTTACTCTCAAGTTCGTATGTGGGATTCTATCATCTATAACCATTTGCGAACAAAGCGTATTGTTATTCCAGCCAAGTCTTATTCTGGCAAAGACTCTCAATTCGAAGGCGCATTCGTTAAAGATCCGTTGATTGGTTTACATAAGTGGATGGCATCCTTTGACTTGAACTCACTGTACCCTCACTTGATTATGCAGTACAATATCTCACCAGAGACTTTGACTCATGAGAAGATTCCAGTCACGGTAGAAAAGCTGCTGAACCAAGAAGTTGATACTAGCTATGCACATCGTCGTGACTTGGCTTTAACTGCAAACGGTTGGTGCTATCGTAAAGACATCAAAGGTTTTATGCCTGAGTTGATGGAAAAGATGTACAAGGATCGTTCCAAGTTTAAGAAGCAGATGCTTGGTGTTCAACAAGAGTATGAAAAAGACAAGACTAAAAAGCACTTGTTGAAAGACATCTCACGATTGAATAACTTGCAGATGGCTATGAAGATTGCTCTTAACTCTGCTTACGGTGCCATGGGTAATCAGTATTTCCGTTACTTTGATATTCGTATGGCTGAAGGTATTACAACTTCAGGTCAATTGTCTATTCGTTGGATGGCTAACAAGCTAAACGCATTCATGAACAAGACTATGAAGACTGATGGTAAGGATTACGTTGTTGCGATCGACACTGACTCAATCTACTTGACACTAGAGAATCTAGTCGAAAAGGTTTGTGAGGGTAAAGACACCAATGCCAAGATTAAGTTCATGGACAAAGTTTGCGAAGAAGTTCTTCAGCCGTTCATTGATGACGGTTATCAAGAGTTGGCAAAGTACATGAACGCATATAGCCAGAAGATGGTTATGAAGCGCGAAGTTCTAGCCGACAAAGGTATCTGGACTGCCAAAAAGCGTTATGTTCTAAACGTGCACAACTCTGAAGGTGTTCAATACGCAAAACCCAAGATCAAAGTTATGGGTCTTGAGATGGTCAAGTCTTCAACGCCAGCTGTTATTCGTGATAAGTTAAAAGACTCTATCAATGTTATTCTAGAAGGCGACGAAAAGAAACTACATAAGTATGTTAATGACTTTAGGGAAGTGTTCAACAAGCTGCCTGTACAGGAGATTGCATTTCCTCGTGGCGTTAATGGTATGAAACAGTACGCTGGTTCTCCAATCTACACTAAGGGTACACCAATCCACGTTCGTGGTGCCTTACTGTTCAACCACTACTGCAAGCGTTTTGGTATTGATAACAAGTACCAAGCCATTCGTGATGGTGACAAGATCAAATTTGTTTATGTCAGAAAACCCAATCCATTCCAAGAAGACGTTATCGCATTCACCAGTGAATTGCCAAAAGAGTTTAATTTGGAATCATACATAGACTATGACCTTCAATTTGAAAAGGTGTTTTTAGATGCTCTTCAAAACGTAATCGAACCAATTGGTTGGAAGACGCAAGAGGAAAGTTCACTGGAAGATTTCTTTGGATAACATTAAGATAATCAAAACTGGGCTCAATGTGTCAAAGATTTTGGCACAATTGGAGAAACATCCAGAAGACTGGGGAATTCAAACGCGAGTTGATGGCGTCAAGTCCATGCTTACGTATGGATTCCCAGATGTTCAAGCTGGTGTGTTGCAGTTAATTATGGGTGGTATCGAAAACATAGATGACTATGTTGGAGACACCGAACTGTGCATTCCAACTCCAGCAATCAAACATCACACTGAAGTTATTGGGTTTGTCAAACGACATTTCAAGAAAGTCAGTCGATGTGGTTTCTTATCACTGCCAGTTGGTGGTGTAGTTGGAACACACATTGACATCGGTGATTACTACCGAACAAAGGATCGCTATCATCTTTCAATTCAAGGAAGATACATATACACTGTGGGAGATGAATCTGTTACAGTAGAGCCTGGAACTTTGCTTTGGTTTAACAATAAATTGCCACACGGTGCACAGAACATTGGTGATAATGTCAGAGTTACATTCGTGTTCGATGTACCACGTTCTAAGAAAACATAATTGCCTTACAATAAAATATACTGTATAATACTAAAATACTAGGAGAAAATATATGAAAATGTTAAAATTTTACGCCGAATGGTGTCAACCTTGCAAGATGCTGTCACGTGTCATTCAAGAAGCTGGCGACAAGATTGATATCACAATCGAAGACATTGACATCGACCAGAACATGGAAGTCGCCAAACAATATAATGTTCGCGGCGTACCAATGGTAGTTATCGTTGATGACACTGGTACAACTATTCGCTCTCGTTCTGGATATATGAACGAACAAGCTCTACTGACTTTCATTAAAGGTGAATAATGAGTATTCTAGATAAAATCCGAAAGAATTCTACAATCAAAGATACTTCTATCCTATCGGATTCCAAGTTCTTTAAGAAGAAGGATATGATTCCTACTTCAATCCCAGTCATTAACGTAGCGCTGGCTGGTCGCCTTGATGGTGGTCTAACTCCAGGTCTTACTATGTGGGCTGGTCCATCAAAGCACTTTAAGACTGCATTCTCTTTGCTAATGGCAAAAGCCTATCAGGACAAATATGACGATGCTGTTGTTCTCTTTTATGATTCTGAGTTTGGTACTCCTCAGTCTTACTTTGACGCTTTTGGGATTAATACTAAAAGAGTTGTTCATGTTCCTATCACCGACATTGAACAATTGAAGTTTGACTGCATGCAGCAGCTGCAAAACATCGAACGTGGTGAACACGTTATCATTATCATTGACTCTATTGGTAACTTGGCTTCTAAGAAAGAAGTTGAAGACGCCCTAGATGGTAAGTCTGTTGCAGACATGAGTCGTGCCAAGCAGTTGAAGTCATTGTTCCGAATGATTACTCCACACTTGACGCTTAAAGACATTCCAATGGTAGTTGTTAACCACACCTACAAAGAAATTGGTTTGTATCCTAAAGACATTGTTGGTGGTGGTACTGGTTCATACTACTCTGCTGATAACATTTATATCCTTGGTCGCCAGCAAGAAAAAGAAGGCACTGAAGTTGTAGGTTACAACTTTATTATCAACGTTGAAAAATCTCGTCATGTTAAAGAAAAATCTAAGATCCCTGTTTCCGTATCTTTTGACGGTGGCATTAGCAAGTGGAGCGGTCTACTTGATCTTGCACTCGAGTCAGGACATGTTGTCAAGCCTAGCAATGGTTGGTATTCAAAGGTAGATTTAGAAACTGGTGTCATTGAAGACAAGAAGTATCGTATCAAAGATACAGATAGTAAAGACTTCTGGCTACCTATCTTGCAGCAAAAGTCTTTCTATGATTTTGTGAAGGACAAATACTCTATCGGTACAGTCGATATGGTGCAAAGCGAAGACCTTGACAAAGCATTAGAAAACCTAGAATTCGATGAGTGACAAACCTTACATTGTTGTAGAGTCTCGCAAGAGTGGAGTAGAGGCAGTTAAGTTGACCTCTGGTCCATTCTCAGGTATAATTTTCTCTTATGGGAAAGTTTCATTTGAGGAAATCAACGATGGTGTTGATGACACTTGCAAGATGAACTTTGAGTATGATGTACATGAAGATGCTGGCGTCACTTATAAGACCGAAGAATTTGAAATGTACATCGGTGAACTACTGAAATTTATTATTCTCGAAGAATTGCAGAATAATAGTATTTCATATACTGGTGGTATTGATGAGAATTGAACAGACGATTCTAGCAAATTTAATTTATGATGAACAGTACTGTCGCAAAGTAATTCCATTCCTTAAGAAGAGTTACTTTGCCGACAGAAAAGAGTCGGTGATCATTTCAGAGATTATCGAATTCTTTAACAAGTATAATAAACCAGCAACCAAAGAAATCTTGTCCATTGAGGTCAGTAACCGTACTGATCTTATCGATAAAGAATTGGTTGAGATTAACGAAGTCATTGATGGATTAGCACAAGCTCCAATCAACAGTGATTGGTTAGTCACTAACACAGAAAAGTTTTGTAAAGACAAAGCTGTCTATAATGCGATTGTAGATTCAATCAAGATTATTGACGGCAGAGACAAGCAACATACACAAGACGCTATCCCAAGTATTCTTTCAGAAGCGTTGTCTGTTTGTTTTGATAGTCACGTTGGTCACGATTACTTGGGAGATCACGATGCACGTTTTGATTACTACCATCGCGTTGAAGAAAAGATTGCTTTCGACTTGGAGATGTTCAACAAGATCACTAAAGGTGGTCTGTCCAAGAAAACTCTAAACATTGCACTGGCTGGTACTGGTGTTGGTAAATCATTGTTCATGTGTCACGTGGCTGCTGGCTGTTTGACACAAGGACGTAATGTGCTTTACATCACCATGGAAATGGCTGAAGAACGTATCGCTGAACGTATCGATGCCAACTTGTTGAACTTGACAATGGATGAATTGAAGGTTGTTGATAAAGACATCTTTGATAATCGTCTTCAAAAGATTGCCAACAAGACCAAAGGTAAACTGATCATCAAAGAATATCCAACTGCAAGTGCTCATGCTGGTCACTTTAGAGCGCTGTTGGAAGAACTGAAACTCAAACGAGATTTCGCCCCTGATATTATTATGATTGACTACTTGAACATTTGTGCGTCTCAGCGTATGAAGCAAGGTGGCTCTGTGAACTCTTATACATATATCAAGAGCATTGCAGAAGAACTACGTGGATTAGCTGTTGAGTATAATGTTCCGATTCTTTCGGCTACACAAACTACTCGTTCTGGTTATTCCAATTCAGATCCAGGTCTTGAAGATACATCTGAATCGTTTGGTCTACCTGCCACTGCCGACTTTATGTTTGCGTTGGTATCAAACGAAGAGTTAGAAGCCTTGAATCAGATTATCGTCAAGCAATTGAAGAACCGTTATAATGACCCTAGCTTCTATAAACGATTCGTAGTTGGTATCGATCGTTCCAAGATGAAGTTATATGATGTTGAAGAATCTGCACAACAAGGATTGTCAGATTCTGGACAGGAAAAGGATGATGGACCTGTTTTTGATAAAAGTTCTTTTGGTAAACGAATACATAGAGAAGACAATTACGACAGTTTCAAGTTTTAAGGAGAAGATAAATGAGTAAAATAGATGAAGGTAGAAATGTTAAAATTATCGTGGCTGATAAAAAGCACGACTGTTCTCATCTTCTGGGTCAGTTTGTAGACGAATCACATTATGATATTCTAGTTGATTATGACGCCGACGTTTACATGCCAGTAAACTGCGACATTGCTCAACAAGCATCTTGCGATACAGACAAAGACTGCGCCAGCTGCCCTAAAGGTACGGATGAAATGCGTATTGCGTTTAAGTTCCGTAAGAACTTCTTCTCAAAAGAAGAACAGTTGGCTGCATATGTTGGTCTACGCGAAGCAGCTGTTGAGACTCAAAACCGTGGCATCGCAGCTGGTCCACGAAAAGACAAGTTGGGTAACAGAGAGTGGGTCACTGAGTATGAGTACGATGTGATTGATTACTTTTCTAATCCCAAAGCCAACATCTTTGGTGAAGACCCGATCGAAGAACTAAAGCGTCAACACGCCAACAAGAAAGAACAGCCTTCTAATAAGAACAATGTTTGGAGTATTCAGGCTGTTAAAAAGGACAATTTCACTTTCGATGATTGGGTTGAGCGTACTCGTAAATTGAGTTTGGATGAACAACGCGCCGAAGCCAAGCGAGTTGTACAGAAATATGTTTGTCAAACAACTTATGCCAACGGTGTGTTCTCTGGTATTGCTGGTTGGTTTGATCGTTACCCACGTATCCCTTATGGTCGTGCAACTTCTTATACTGAAAAGAATCGTGAGAAGTTTGAGATGGCATTCCCATTCCTACAGACTCTTGCCAAAGGTTTTAAAGAGTTGATGCCATGGCGTTACAGTAATCAAATGGAAGCTGCCAAGAAACTTGATCCACAATTCTTGGTTCCAGAAACTCCATTCACTACAATCACTGTTAACAAAACATTCCGTACTGCAGCACACTTTGATGCAGGTGACTTGAACAGTGGTCTTTCTAACTTGTTGGTTCTTTCTAACAACGGCAATTACAAGGGTGGTTATCTAATTGCTCCAGAGTATCGCGTTGCTGTCAATGTACGTCCAGGCGATTTGCTGTTGATCAACAACCACGAAGTTATGCACGGTAACACTCCAATTGAATTGTTGGATGAAGAAGCCGAACGTATTTCACTGGTTTGTTATTTCCGTGAAAAGATGCTTGAACTTGGTTCAAAAGAGTATGAAGACTGCCGTTATGAGTTTGTTGAATCTCGTCGTTTGAACAAAGAGCATGCAGGGCACCGAAACGAAGACGGCTCTGAGCGTCATCTTTGGAATGGTGTTTCTGCTGGTATGTGGGAAAGTCAAGAGTGGTATGACTACTGCGAGAAAAAACTTGGCGCAGAAGTGTTGCTGAAGTATCACCCAGAGTCAGATAAATCTAATTCACTTGAAAGTTTCTTCTAATGCATTCAGTGTTAGAAGCGTTTCCGACTGCTGTTTATATTTCTAATGTAAATATAACAGAGAGTGAGTCAAACTTTATCCGCGATCAAGTTTCTGCTTCTGAGAAGTTAGTATATAATAATTATATGTCACTTGAAACCTATTTACTAGATGCTGTTGAGTTGAATTCCCTCAAAGAACAAATAACAAAACATCTTAATGTTTATGTGAAAGATGTATTAGGGTATGATATTGACCTTTATGTGACTCAGTCTTGGAGCAACTATAACCCAAAAGGTTCTAGCCACCATACACACAAACATAGAAATAGTATAATCAGTGGTGCTATTTATTTAACAGAAAACCCAGCGCCATTCGTATTAATGAAACCTGAAGATGATATGTTAGTTCCAGATATTTCTAAATCACACGAATATAATTCCCAAGTTAAAATTATTAATGTACAGAAGAATAACATTTTGTTATTCCCTTCTCATATTAAACATGGCGTTTCTCAGAACAATAGTGATTTAACTAGAATTTCTTTAGGGTTTAATTCTTTTTACCGTGGTATTCTCGGTGCCTCTAACTTACCAGCTATGATGAAAGTTGAGTTAAAATAATGTGTGCAGTTATTGGAGCAGTTATACAGAATCCTTCTCTGAAGGATTTTGAATCCTTAAAGCGTGTATTCGTTGAATCAAAGATTCGTGGCTTGCACGCCACTGGTATTTCTTTTATTCCTGCTTGGAATAAAGGTAACCTTGTTACAATCAAAGAAGCGATCCCAGCTGATCAATTCGTTGAGAAACATATGCACAACGACAACTTCAAATCATTCTTGAATGAAGATGGAAACTTGTATATGATTGGACACTGCCGTTATTCAACTAGCGACTTGGAATATAATCAACCGTTGGGTAATGATAATGTTGCTATTGTTCACAATGGTGTTATTACCCAAGAACTGCCAGAAAAGTGGCAAGAGTTGTACGGTTATAAAACTGAAACAAAGAACGACAGTGAATTGGTGCTACACGCAAAAAGTCCACTAGAAGAGTTCAGTAATATGTCCATGGCTGTTTGTCAACTTATTGCATCTACCAAAGAGGTAACTGTTTACCGTAATGGCAAACGACCATTATATTTGACTACAATGACTAATGGTAGTATAATTACTTCTACTGCTGATATTCCGCAACGCGCTGGATTGTTTCTTCCAACTATGGAAGTTCCAATGAATACATACATTAAACTTGATGGTGACTTGAAAATGGAATTGCGTGCAGTCTCTATTAAAAGCGCTGTAGATTATCAACATGATATTCATTAACTCAACTAAAGTTCAACAAATTATTGATTCAAGTCCAGCTGGTAAGAACACCAAGTTCTTATCGGCTGCACATTCATTATGGACTCGCTTTCATAATTATGAAAAGAATCTGCCAATGGCATTCGAAGACAACGGTGAAGTTGTCTCTTTAATCTTTGCCACATTCAATCGAGATGGCTATGCAAATCTGTACGAAATCGTTACAGTTGAAGGTAAAGAAGGAAAAGGATATGCGTCAAAGTGCTGGGACTCTTGGATCAAATATGCAGTTGAAGAACGAAAAGTCCAACGACTTAAAATCTCTTGCACACCAACCTCTGTCAGCTGGCACATACGCAATGGTTTGGTCTTCTGGGCAGTTGATCCAACAGGTTCACTCCGCAGCGACCAACCACTATTCGCTACACGTGCCGAGCAAATTGCTTACAGAGACAACGCCATCGTGAATCCACTACAAGCATTACCGCCACAAAAGGCTCGTGAACAATTCCGTCGAGAAGGTTTAGAGTCTTACACTTGGGGTGACAAAAAGAAAGCAAAGACTCAAGCTGCTATTGATACAGTTGGTAAAGCATGGCTACGAGACGCGCTGATGGATCAGCCATCTCTTGAAGACTTTTTAAAATAATGGATTATAGATTAAAACAAAATCGACGTGAAGCCTTTATTCGTTGGTATGCATGGTCGTTAAAGTATGACGACTGCGATCCAGCTGTTTGGGCTACCAACTACATGAACAAGAGATACGAACACAACGATGAACAACGATTGTGGTTGTGTTGGTTATATGGTAACACATACTATCTACCAACAGCTTGGATTCTAATGAATGAGTTTCCTGACTTTGAGTTGGCTACTGTTGATAGAATGGAGCAGTGGAATACTGCTAACTACAAGCGTTTAAGATATCAAACTGATACAAAATGGAACAAAGGTCACTTGCCTGCCATGTTCGAATCGTATCAAAAGTTTATTGGAAAGAAAGATCAACGTGAAACACTCGAATCGTACTACGGAGATAATGAGACGCAAAACTTTGATGCGTTGTGGTCAGTACTTAAAAACAGCTTGCATAAGTTTGGGCGTTACAGCACTTGGTTTTATCTTCAGCACCTTAAACATACTGCTGGTTTGCTTGTTACTCCTACTTCTCTCATGTTGGACGATTATGATGGTTCCCGTTCTCATCGTAATGGATTACTACTTGCCCTTGGCAAGGATGACGATTATGATAGAAAACTCACTGGAAGCGAGTATGGATCTCTTGAAGTACAAGCCAGAGACATTCTGGAAGAAACGCGAAGAAGATTCCCAGAGCTAACAGACCAAATTGATTTCTTTACCATGGAAACGTGCCTGTGTTCTTTTAAGAAAATCTTTAGAGAAAATCATGGTCGTTATCTTGGATACTATCTTGATCGCCAAGCTGAAGAGATTATCAAATGCGAAGGCGACGGTTGGCATGGTATTGATTGGAATGTTATGTGGCAAGCCCGTAACGAAACTATTGACTTACGTCTAGATTCCAAGCGTGGTATTGACAAAGAAAAGTTTCCACTGTTCTTGCGTAGTGGCAAGATGGAAAATCTAGAGTGGTTGTTTGATGATGAGAAACCTGTTCAAGTTGGTTTAGAAGAATTCTTTTAATGATTGATTGTATTATTATTGCTGCTGGACCAACGTCTCCAGAAACCTATTCTCAGATCCAAAGAAACTTGGGTTCTTACAGAATAGCGTCTGCTCTTGAAAACGCTGGTTATACATCTAGAGTTATTGACTTTACTCAATACTTTACTGTTGATGAAATTATACAAGCATTGAGTGTTCACATCAGTGACAATACATTATGGGTTGGTTTTTCTTCTACCTTTTTCTGGGGAGACCAAACGCTATTCCCACATATGACACCAGCAGATGTAGACAAACTATTTCAATACATCAAGCAGTTTAATGTGCAGTTGATCTACGGTGGTGTTAGATCCTTGTGGGCTTCTGATGCTCGCATTGATACATACATCCTAGGATATGCAGACGATGCTATCATTGAATATACAAAGGGTGTGGCAGATGGCGTACAGCAACCAAAGGTTTTTGATTCCAAACAATTCCCAGAGCCAAAGATGGACAACATCAAGACTCATTGGTGGAGAAAAGACTTTTCTATTCTTGACGGAGAGGCTCTACCGCTAGAGTTGGCACGTGGGTGTATCTTCAAATGTAAATTCTGTGGGTATTCTTTGATTGGTAAAAAGAAAGGTACTTACCTAAGAGATATTGAAGAAGTTAGAGATGACTTGATAAAAACTTGGGAAGCAACTGGATGTACCAACTACTACATAACAGATGATACCTTCAATGACGACAATGACAAGATTGAAGCAATACATAAACTGTTCACATCTCTGCCTTTCAAGATTAACTTTTCATGCTATCTTAGACTAGACTTGTTGAACAAGTATCCACATCAGGCTGACTTGCTACGAGAAGCTGGATTAGTTGGCACTTTCTTTGGAGTTGAAACACTTAATAAGCAAAGTGGTATTGCCATTGGTAAAAGTCTTGCGCCGAACAAAGTCAAAGATAGATTGTCTTGGTTAAAGGAAAAGTGGAATGGTAAAGTAAACATAGGCATTGGTTTGATCTATGGATTACCTTATGACACCATAGAGTATTTTGAAGAAACCAATGATTGGATTATGGATAAAAATAATCCTGTTGACCACATAAGTGTTTATCCACTAATGTTATTCAAAAAGAACAAGGGTGACTATGG